CTGTATTAGTAGCAGCGGCTGTTGCTTGTGCTGCTTCATCTATACCTTGACGTTCAATCATTTCACCCATAATACTAAAAGAACTTTCTAATAAATTAAGATTGGCTTGACCTGTCAAATATTCTTCTATACCTTCTTCTAATATTTGAGAGTTCAACACATTATCTCTTAAAAATCCACTGGCTGCACCCAATGCTATGTTATTAGCAATCTGACGTTTAGTGTCTTTTAAAATTTGTACTTGATTTTTTTCTATATCTAAGGCTTCTTTTTTCTTAGCAATGTCATTTTGTCTGGCTTCAAAATCACTTTTAATTTTAGCAGCTTGCGCTTGCACACGATACTGTTCCGCTTGTGCTTGACTAGAACGCATAGCAGTAAACCCTTGTAAAATTGATGAACCTGCTAATGCTTGTGCTATTGTAATTTCTGCCATACTATGCTCCTGTGCTTATTTTATAATCCATTCCTAACAAGTGTAATTTGAGAGGTGCGGATTGTCCAATTTCTATTTGTCCAGTTAAACTGTACCCAAGTATACCATGTAATGTTTTAGTTCCAGTAAAACTTGGTATGCCTACATCTAAGTTATCAGTACCTAAAGTACGAATAGGTATGGTATTGCTGTTAATCGTTAAATTTTGCGTTTCATTTAAAAATGCATTAACTTCTAACACACGTTTTTTAAATCCTTTTAAACTAGCATAACCTTGTATACTAGGTTCAATCGGTAATGTTTTAACGGTTACCGTATAATCTAGTCCTACTTCAAATGTACTGGTAGTTGCTGTAGGGAATGTTACCGTACTAGCACCTGCTGTAGTATCAGCTTGCATAACTCCATCACCGATAATTTTTAAACTAAAATGTCCTAAATGTGCAACGGATGCAGACGATGCGTTAGCACCAGTTACTGCTGAATCAAGGGTGACATTTTCGTCAAATAATTCTACATAATATTCATCTGTTGTTCCATTAACAAATTGAGTAACGGTTAAACGAGTTGCATCTGAGGTAGTTACTGTTGTGTTATCTGCTCCTCGATCTGCTCTAGTAACTGTAATTGTAGCAGCACCTGGATTAGGTGCAGCAAACCCTGCATCATTATTAATACATGCAGCTAAGTTATCAGCAGTAGTATTGTTGTTAGTTTGCACTAAAAATTGTCCTGCACCAGCAGAACCAGAAGTAATTGCTGTTGCAGTAAATGTAGTACCATCCTGTTTAGTAACTACTACTGTTGATCCTGCTGCTATGTTGGCATAATCTGATACGACAATCGTACAGGTTGCTTGTGCTGGTTTTTTTCTAAGCACAGTTGCATATTGGTCAGACACGACAGTTGCTATATTTAAAAAAGTACCATCAGTAGTAAATTTACTAGCAGCTACAATTTGTTGATCTCTTAACAATGTATAAACTGCCATACTGCCATCTCCAGAATTAACTAAAGCCAGTCTATCTCCTTCGTCAGTTGATGTTGCTTTACGAATTGACATATCAGTTGGTGTGTTTAATAAATGGCTAGACAACAAACTAATTTGTGTTGAGGTATAAGCATCTTCACCTGAACTAAATAAAAATTCATTTAACGCTTTGCCTTGTCTTTGAATGTATAATGTACCACCAGCAACGTTTTGTACTCGTACATTTTCTTTGCTGCCATGACTGGATTGTAATTTAGCAATAAAATTAGTAGGTGTTAATGGATCACTAAATTCTTGTGGTGCATAAAATTCACCACCAGTCGTAAATATTTGTAAGTAGTTAGCTGATATAATATCTACAATAGCATTTAATTGGTTAGTATCAAGAGTTGCTACAAAAGCATCATCAGCATTACCTTCGCCTGGATTAAAATTAAAAAACTCATTTATTCTAGATGCAAAAATAGTTGATGGTCTTGACTTACTGCCACCAAAATACAGTCTGCCTTGATGAAAACATGCGCTTCTAGGATACCCTTTACTACCACTAAACGTATCAACATAACCAGTTTCTAGTTCCCAGCTAGCATTAGCTATAGCATCCGTATTGAAAAATGGTATTTCAACGTGTGCTTTGACTACAGTTACAGAATCAAATTCTACAATTCTAGCTCGACCAAAACTATTACCGCCAATGACGTTAACGTATTGTCCTACATGAGATGAACTAAATATACTGTGTTGTGCTGTTAATGTAATGTTACCTGACACCGCACTTGGTGTTAAAGTGCCAGCGCTAGATGTATCAACAATGGTAAAGCTGGGTGCATATTGTGGATTAAAATCAAAGGTAACATCTGCAATAGTCCATGCAGTATCAGATGTACGAGTAATTTTTTTAGGTGCCATATCTTCTTGTACCGTAATTAATGTGTCTGCACTTTGAGTCCAACACATTTTGGTTAGCATAGCTGAGGTAATGGTTGTAGTTAAATAATTATTGCCACTACCAGCAATGTTAGTTTGTAATACACCATTTTTAATAACTGCCATACGGTTATGGGTAAATGCTAATAAATAAGCATCAGATGTGTTAAATTCAAAAGGAACTAAGCGTATACCATTTTCAGGACTACCGCCTAATTCTGTAATAAATTTAAGTCCAGGTCTACGTTTAACACCACCTTGTGGTAATACCACTACGTTTAGTGCTGTTGTAAGACCAGTTTCATACGCTTTTAAATCAGTACGAGATAATAATTTAGGATCTAGTTCACCTGATGTAAAACTATTTTGAATCGCTATAACTCTTGACATTATCTTACCTCAATTAAATCGAAGCTATTATTACCTAATGTTTGCGCTCTTTGTCCTTGTGCATCTGCCTGGCAGGCTTGTCTAAATAAACCACCTCTACCGTTTTCAGACGGTGTACCAAATGCTAACGATCTAAAAAAATCTGCTTTGGTTATTTGGTCTGTTAAAGGCTCTGCTATGTCGGCTGCTAGCGCATGACGTAACATATAAATAAAATATTCTGGAAATCTTGATTCGTTTATGTCTGCTATATAATCTATATAAACTGTTTCATAGTCAGTCAATAATCTTGGTTGATCCACATAATACAATTCAAACTCAGTTTGTGGCGATGTTCCAGCATCAGATGCTATAAACACTGCTTTTGGTGTGCCAATAATGTCTGCTGGTAACGCATACACATACTTCCATTCTGTAACTGGAGTATCCACTGTTTGCGCTAATTGAACTTTAACCTTAGCAAACGACCAAGGATAAATTGATAAAATATACTTTTTTAAGTCATCATATAAACGATCACAGATTTTTGCTGAATCTGTACCTTCAGTAAATGAAGAAATCTCAGAAGCACCAAGCATTAAAAGTGCATCGTTGCATATTGTTAACTTGCTATCTCCTGCTGCCATATAATCTCCTTAAAAAAGTATGCCCTGCCGAAGCAGGACAACTTTATATTACTTAGTCAGAATCAGAAACTGCTCCGATTGTTGTACCGTCACTAATGTCTACGACACCAGATGCGTTAGATACGACAACGTGCATAGTAACTGTTCTTGTACCACCAGTTGCTCCATGAACAATTATCATGTCACCAACTGAAAGTTGGTCTGATAAGTCATTAAAGTAACCAGCAGCATCTACTGCTGTATGGGCATCAGTTGTTGTATAGACATACAAAGCTGGTAAATCACCTGCTCTGCCCTGTCCAGCTAATGCTCCAAATCCTGCTCTTGCATATGCCATATTATCCTCCTGTTATTCACGACAAGTGACTTCAACTATACCAGCTGTATCAATACCAACAGATCCAGCAGAGAACATAGAGTTCACTAGGAACGATGATTTCTCAGCAATATAGTTAATTTCAGTTTTCTTATCCATGTTAATAGCAAGACCACAAGCATTTTTATGCCAAGCTAAACATGTACGGTCAGATGAACCATCAACAGCTAGTCCGCCTTCTGTTCTATCGCCAACCATAATGAATTTAAAACCTAAGAATGAATCAACAGTTCCTTGAGCTAATGCTTTAGTTGTGTTGACATCAATAGTTTTTACATCACTATCGTCTAAGAACGCAGCCATGTTATTAGCATGACATAAGAAGAAACGATCTTCGGCTGGAACACCTTGTTGGTCCATTTTCTTTTTAGTTTCTAATACTTTATCAACATTTAAGTTAGTGTTAGAACCGCCAATAGAATTAGCAACTGTTAAAGATGTACCTGCTCCATCTAGTGCATCAATTACTAATTGGTCCATTCTACGACCAACAGCCATTGATACCGCTTTTACAAGCTCTGCTCTTTCGTCAAATAATACTTTGCCGTTTGTAAATATATCGCTATATTCAGCAGCATTGAAATCAGACATTGTAGCTGTTGCTTGTGTGTGTGTTAAGTTCATTGGAGTTACATCAGACTGTGGTATATGTAAATTTGCCACACCTGATCCTAACTTGTTGAACTTATAAGTATTACCTTGAACGCCACTTCTTTCACGAACTGTACCAGCTAAAGCTCTATCGTTTTGATAGGCTTGCTTTACTTCCGCATCAAAGATGGTGACGAAACTTGTACTAATAGATGTACTCATAATATCACTCCATAAAATTAAATTAAATTTTACGCCAGAAGTTGTCCATTTTGGGCTTCAAACTTGTAGGTACCGCCTACCACGAGTCATTTGACATTCAAGGGCAGATGTACTGTTATCCTTATTGTGTATTCTATAATGTAATTACAATACTTTGCAACTAAATTATATAATCTTCATTAGGGTTGTCTGGTACTCTTTGTTTAAACCATTTTTGAACTTTGTTTCGATAAGATACATCACTTTTATATTCTGGAGTTCCTACCATTTCATAAAGTTCTTCTAATGTCGGCACGCCTTCAGTAGTTGGTTGTGCTACAGGTATATTACCTTCACCGTAATAACGTCTAAGTTTTTGCAAAGCTCTTACACCATCTGCTGTTCCTGCTGACATTTTTAATGAATCCAACTCTGTTTCGTTTAAAATACCTTTTTTGTGTAAGCTATCTACCCATTCAACTGTAGAACGTATAACTGTGTCTGCATCTGGTCCTAATTTAGCTTTTTCTGCACGTACGTCTGTATCATATTGTTCTAAATTAGCCATTTCAGTATCAATATAATCTTTAGCTAAAGATTCAAAAGCAGCTTGTGATACACCATGTTCTTTAGCCCAACCTTGAAACTTGCCCAATAAAGCATCGTCTTGTGAAATACCTTTTTGTTCTGCAAAAGATATATCATATCCTTCTTCTGGCGCTTTGTGTTTACCTTGAGAAAAGTTTTTTTCTAATTCACGATACGAGTTAACTAACCCTTCAATGTCTGGACCATCTGCTTCATTCCAAAATTTCTCAGGAAAATACTCAGGTCTTTCATATTCGACATCTTCTTCTTCAGTGGCTACAGTTTGCTCAATTGGATCAGCTCCATCAGGAACTAACACATCTTCAATTACTTCTGGATTTGCTTCTTGTTCTGCTGCTTGTTCTTCTTTAAGTTCGTTTAGACCATCATCTAATAATGATTCTGCTTGTTGATTTTCTGCCATTTCACCCTCTTGCTCTTTGCACTCGTTTTTCAATTTCCCTTACAATTGAGTTTTGCCCTTCACGACAATAACCATATGATGCTGATTCCCCTGGTATAAAACTAGGTTGTTCAATTGTAATGGCTCTTAGGTGTTTTAACACCTTTTGTCCATCCTCAGTATTAAAAACTCTAAAATAAAGTCTATTTAATTCCTGTGGATCTACAAAATCTTTGCTGTCTATTTCTTGTTCGTCTGTTAATGTTAATTCATCCCAGCTCATTTAATTACTCCATTGGTAATTCTTGTTGATCTTCTTGTGGTGCTTGTTCTCCTTGTTCAGCCATAGCTTGCTGTTGTGCAGCTTGTTGCGCCATCATTGCTGCTTCTTGTATTAATGCAGCTCGTTCTTCTGTATTATTTATTAATTCTGCTGGTATGCCTAATTTTTCTGCAATATAATCAGCAACTTCGCCTGCTTTAATTGCAGTAGCACCTTCTGGTCCTAATTGAGCAACTATTTGTTGAAATTGTAATACATTACTAACATCATTTTGATTTTGTGACATAGCAATTGGGCTAACTGGTTTTACTTTTATTTCTAAACCATTTACTTTTAAAGGTAATTCGATCATTCCTTGCTCATCCATAATAGCTAATGTTCTGCGAATGATTGGATTCATGGTTTCTGATATCAATCGACCAAAGGCACTACCTAAGTTCTGCGCTAATTCTTGTATACGTTGTTGTATTTCAGTTGCACTACGTGCTGACATATCATCTCTTGGTATTGATTCATCTAACAATATTTTTTTAATTGACATTTGTAATTGGTCAATCACAATTTGTGATAACTGTGGATCACCACTACGAGCTAATGGTTTTAATGATTCACCCTGTGGTCCACCATTTCTAGCTACTGGTATAATAGCGCCAGGTTTTAAAGTAACAGTATTAGGGTTTAACACCCCATCGTCTGCTGCGGTATACACACCTGCAATACCCAGTGATGCGTTTTTAAGCAACAATTCTTTTACTTTATTTAAAGTTTTTATATCAGGTATAGCAACGGTTAATGGTCCACGACCATGTACTTCACCTGCTGCTTTCATATATCTTGATATAACCCATGGCGATGATTTTAATTCACGATGTAATAATTCATATTTTTCTTTAGAAAAACATAATTGATAATGATACACACCAGTTTCTAAATCTTTAATAGTTGATTCTAAAAGCTCAACTTCTTTAATAGGGTTATCACGCACCATATCGTTTAATGTTGAATTTAGTTTAGCATCTGGGTACATAACCTGTATTTGTTCAGCTTTGCATTTTATGTTTCGAAAGACATTTTCCACCTTTCCATACGCACCTTCTTCAAAACAAACTAAATACATTGGTATTGATGTAAAGCGAATTGGGTGTAATTCATCACCAGGTTGTACCAACATAACACCAGTACCAACCGCTAAGTCTAATAAAAACTCACCCATCGCTAAATCAAAATTACTACTACGAATCACAGAAAACATTTTATCGCTGTAAATATCTAAGATTCTTTGTACTTCTACTTTTTGTTCATTAGGTATATCGTTGCCAGGTTCTAGTCGACACCAGTTGGTTTGTGGTGGAAATAAACCTGATTGTATTCTATTAGCAAATCTTTGTGTTGAGTCAATCGCTGTACTGTCAAATACGTCTGCCATTTTGTTTTGACCAACAACACCGCCCTCATAATAACCTTCGTATAAATTACGATTGGGTAAAGCAAAACGATAGCAGTCCTCATACACTGATTCCCATGTATCTTTTTTAGCTTTTGCTGATTTATATCTTTTGGTAATCTGCCCTATGGTTGGTTTCATGTTTTCTTTTTCCTGTAAACATCCTTTGGTGATCCCATAGAAAATTTACCATTGCTTGCTTTTGCATACTCTTTAGCCATCTTAACACCGCTTGCTGTGTATTTAAAATGTCTTGTTTTTCCTGTTTTTGGATTGGTAACTTTTGGCATATTAAACTCCTGATTGTGCTTTGCCGCCTTGTTTTTGCATTGCTGCAAATTGGAATGAAGCATCTTTACGTCTACGTAATCGTTCACGTCTAGACAATGCTGATTCTGATTTACCCAATGTTTCTTTTTCTGGTTCTGGTTCTGGTTCTGGTTCTTTTAACACAGCGCCAGTATAAGCCTTACCTGTTTTTTCTTTAAAAATATCAGCTGCTTCTTTAGTGACTGGTTTTAAATCTTGTTGTGCTTGTTGCAATGATTGTCCTGGTGTTATTTCTAATCTTCTTTCAAAAGTTGTACTACCGTCAGGCATTTGAACTGATTTAAAAAATTGCTCAAAAGGATCTCTTTTTCTCATCCCCATCATTTGCCCAAAACTTATCATAATCTACCCTAAAGTTGTTTTCTTCACACCAGTTTCAGCATCTTCTCGCAATGGTGAAAGTAAAGAACGTCTACCACCGTAACGCTGTCCACGTTTACGTTTTTGCAATCCTTGCATTTCATCAAGACGTTCTTGTTCAGTACGAGCTTTTTCTGCCGCTAATTCGTCTTTTTGCCTTTGTTGCTCATCCAAAACATCTTGCGAGATTGGTTCTGGTGCTGGCATTTTTGGTTTTGATAATATTCCACCCATAATTATTTCCTCTTTTTCTTAAAGCCAGCTTTCATATTAGCGTAGGCTTTATCTGAAATAGTTGATTTAGATTTAGGGCGGCTAGTACCTGCTTTCTTGCGTGCGTTAATGTTTGCGTACAAACCTTTCTTGCCTGGCATAGATCCTCCTAATAATATTTAGCATACATTACATAATCTGACTTATCATGTCCAAACTGTTTCATCAGACCTTCGTAATTGAATTGTAATACAGATGCCCAGTTCTTTGCAACTTGATTATCATTATGAACAATTACTTGCAAACGATGTAATGCCATGTATTTTGCACCATAATTTAATACAAACTTAGCAGACCTGGTTGTTGCTACAGGGTGTTTATTAAATATTTTACTACCTAAACACCATGCTTCTGCAACAGATGGAAATACGGTAGCAAATCCAAAACAAGATGCTATTTGATTATCGTACAAAACTGTAATTGCTGGACCCATCATTTGTAATGCTTCAATGTTGGCTACTGTTTCATCGTAAGTAACGTGATACATCGTGTCAGCTATTCTGCGATCTAAATAATACGCATCATCGTTTTGGTACTCACGATAAAGTATTCTTTCATTCTTATTTAAACTATTGTAAAATTCTACTAATCCTATAGGGTTTTGCGAGGTTTTTGACACCCCTCTTTTACCTCGCATCTCTTTAGTTTTAGAATACATTAAAATCCATTCTCGCTGTCGTTTGTTGTTGCCCACCACCTTGTGCATTTTTACGAGTGAGGATTCGATGCTCTCCTCCTCCAAGCATCAAATACCCAAACGCATCTCCGATGTGGGAGAAATTGTTTTTAAACGGTACATCTTTAAATCGTTCATACCCTGCGCCAACTGCTTCTCGTTTAAAATAATACCCACCAGCCAGTGCTTTTCTTAACATTGAACACTTTTTATCCACAATCAACCCAGCTTTACCTGCAATCAATCGGTTCATTGGCATCGCACCTGCTTCCCTACGTACCTTAAAATCGTTGCTCACCGTTGGTCTGGCGTTCATGCCTTGCGTTCTGAGATGGTCAAACGCTGTAACCTCAAATATTTCATCCCTTTTACTCCCAGCTGGATCACCCCATATCTTAATATCTTTAGCATTGGGAAATAATTTATTGATTTCAACCTTTAATTGGGTGGTAAATCGTTCTAACCCCATGTCAAACGTCACCAATTCATGCAGTATGTGCCAACGCCCATTGTCTAAACGCTGCCCAAACACTGCAGCTGGCGTTAGTCCAAAGTCAAGTCCTATTTGTAATGGGTATTCTGGTAGATATTCTATTTCTTCACTCATTAGCGAATCGGTATATTCTTGCCATACGGCACGCCCTTCTTGCACAAACACATATTCACCACCTGCATAACAACGAATCCAATCTAAGTTCTTACCACCTAACATTTGTTCGTAGTAACCTTCCGTTAGGTTATCAATGTTTTCTGCTTTATCATTGATTGCCCAATATTTGCTACCTGCGTAAATAGCATCTTCATAATTGGCATCAACTTCTTTGACACCTCCTGGTTGCTTGTAAAACTTCCAAGCATACTTACCCTTCATCTTTTCTTTCTCAGCCAACCTGTGCCACCAATGGTCGTCATCAGGTGGGTTGGTGTCCATAATAATAAATCGATGGTTACAACCACCATGTGCTTTGGTTGGATATCGACCTACCCTATGTGTCAAACCATCAATTACCGCTTTCGGTAGTTCTCTGGCTTCGTTTACCCAAGCACCTGTCAGTTCGAGTGACAATAACTTACGGACATCTTTGGGTGTATCTAATGCTAAAAAAATGACTTCCATGTCAAGACCTGCCAGCTTCCCTTTTGGAGGTAACTGTATGTGGTGTGTTAGTGGAGGACTCCAACGCATCTGTCCCCAGGTTGCTTCACTGAATATCTCAAGCCACGTCTTGATCGTAGTGGTTCTAAGTTCAGGATAAGAGTTACGTACAATTACAAAGCGACTGTGGCGAGTATTGTCCAGTGGTGAGACTGGTTGTTGTAATGCACGTAACATTATTTCAGATGCACACGCATAAGATTTTCCAGAACCTACAGGCCCCATCAGTCCACGTACAAAAGAACCGTCATTTAAAAACTTCCATACGGTAGGACTTTTGCTGAAATCTAAGTTTAGTGCGGTAACATCAGACTGCTGATGCTTATTGGTTCTGCGCTTGGATATATCTTTGCTACCTGATACTCTCGCCATATTGTATTAACCTTATAAATTATATTCCTTAATGGTATCAATCCATGTATTAGG